GTTCAGCACTGGAGGGTCTGCCGAACAATCCAAGTGCTGGATTAGAACCTTAAAAGTGCCGTCTACCTTGTGCACAGATACTGACACAATCTCTTCACCTGTTTCTACTAACCCTATTAGGGCCGCTACATGCTTTTCTTGTGAACGTAACTGTTCTTTATATTCTTCAAAATCAACAATGTTCATTCGCAATCTCCGTAGGACTTGGCAACACCAGATTCACAGTCTATGGGTAGACCCTCAGCCCAGTCGGGTAACCAACGCATACACTCTTCGATATAGCGTTGGGCTTCTTCGACTTTATCTTCAGGTACACAGCAGACAACGGAGTCATGCACCGTTAAAACAACGTGATACCGCTTACTAATTTTTAGCATCTGCTCACCGATTATGCAACGAGCCACCGCTTGACATACGTTTTCTATTACCTTCCCACCATAGATCCGGTTTCGGCCTCGACGTACTTTATACGTGTACTCCACACCACGCTCACTCTGCTCACCCCGCAGATCTTCGTAACGCATCTGCAATCCCGAGGGTAGGATGATGGCAGGTACCGTAGGGTCAACGCTGATAACATTATTAATACCAAGTTCCGTCCCCACCCCTTGCTCCATACAACGTATGGTATGACTCGCATCATTCCATAAACGAGTGATCTGGAAATTTGTTTCTCTGTAAATGTTTATGACGCGGCGAGCTTCGTCCAGCTCTATATCGAACCCGAACGATTGCAGTTGATCTTTGAAACGCACGGCTCCCATACCGTAACCGGCACCAAGGATAGTGGTCTTACCTACGAACCGCTGGTCTTTAGTAACATCTTCTTCTCGATTGACGCCGTATATTGACATCGCCATTTTCTTATACACATCGTCACCAACACGAAATGCTTCTGTTAAGTCATCCTGCCCTGCCAACCATGACAGCACGCGTGCTTCGATCTGACTTGAATCGCAGTCAACCAACATGTATCCATCAGGGGCAACGATGCTACGTTTTAGTTTCTTACCATTTGGCCCACGACTGGGTAAATTCTGGAGGTTTATCTTGTCAGCCCCACCCCAACGTCCGGTATGTGCGGCATAGTATTTAACAGGGACGGGTAGTAGTCCGCGCTTGGCTATGTCAATGAACCGTTGCGTACGTGTTTCTTCCAACGTGCTTTTGTTACCAAGTCGCGCACTGACCAACGTTTGTACACGCACATCTTCGTGCTCCAATAGTGCTTTAAACGCTTCATCAGACTTGGCAAACGCGAAAGTCTCCTTACCTGTAGTAAGGCTGGTCTTCATCGGGGGGATAACCCCTAATATTTCTAACAACCCAGCAAACTTAGGGTTACTCATCAGGTCTTTCTTATCTACACCCGCATCTAGTAACAACTTATCCTTAAGTTCTTTAGTGTCTTCAAGATGCTGCTCAAGTAATCCGAGGTCCAGATCTAACACAGGCTGTATGAACATACGCAAGGTCATATCTATAATTTTAAGTTCTTGCCTCGGAAAGTTCCTACCCATTAAACCGAATAACTTGTAGGTCAGTTCTACATCATTGATGCAGTAGTCCCCATACCTACTAAGCTCTTCATCGGTAAAATCAGCACGTCTTTTACCTAGTGCGTTTAGTACTTCAGTTCCTTTAGTTCCGATACCGTATCGTTCCACCAATGCTGCGAGACTGCCGCTAACTTCCACCCCATGAAGAGCACGAGCGATGCACAAAGTATCAGCCCACACCCTAGGGCAAATATCAAACAACCAAGTAAGAATGGCCCCGTCAAAAATGGTATTGTGAGCCAGAACCATAGCGTCTGCCCAGCCGAATGTGTGTAAATAGTCCTTAATTTGTTCATGTGTTCCACTCGCCCATTCAGTTGGTCCGTTATTTACTTTAACTCCTACGCCAATCACCTCAAAACGAGGGTCACGTACGTATTCTTCGGTCGTCATCTTACTTAACGAAAACGTTTTATCGTAGTACGTTTCGAAATCTACAGTAATAAGATCCATATTGTTCCCAGTAATAAGTTTATAGGATGACCACTACTGATTAGCCAGTAGTGGGTAAATAGAGCGACGGCAAGCCATTGATATTAAAATGTTTTTTATACCTTGCCACACTTGCCACTACTTTCCATAAAGCTTGGAAAAAATCAATGCAGCCTTGCAATTGTTCCCAGTAATAAGTTTATAGGATGATCGCTAGTTGCCAATGTCCAAATTTTTACAAGTGTTAGATTTGGAGTTTTTGGACTTTTCTAGCTCTCATGACCTTTGGGGTAGGGGCTTCGCACCCCTTCGGTGTCAGTTATACTCGCATTTTGAGTCTGCTTTAACACACTGGAAAGGTCGGACTATTTTTATTGGTTCGCTATCTCACCACCACAGGCGAAATACCCTGCACCATCCACCCAGTTATCAACATGCTGGGGGTTCTGCTTGATCCTAGCTACCTTTAATAGCGCCATCATTACTGCAACATCAGTAGCAGTTAACGTGGTACCCGTATGCAATGACCAATACCCAGCGATCCGCGAGAAGTTATCCTCTGCATCACCGTGGTCTGCTTGTCTATCCCTCGTGATATACGATTTGGCGGTACTAAGAATCTTGCTTCGGGTCACTACCTCGACCGGGGCCGGAGGTAGGTCGTTAGTTTCTACATAACTTCTTTTCACCTCTGCACTTATTCCAGTTGCCGCTACCAACACCGACGTTTTGTGTTCCTGTGGTGCATCTTCTTCCAGCTCTGCCTTAGCAGTATTATATTCTGCTTTTTTAACTTGTTGACGTAATAAGTGCGCGTAGCTAGGACTACACTTAGCCTTCTTTGCCACCAAGGGCACACTCCAACTAGGGTGTTTCGCCATTATCTCAAGTACCTTCTCTCTTTTACTCACATCCTTCTCCTTATATATCCAACGGTAGTTGTTTACTGTCGTTGGACTCAGCTCCTAATAAGAACGTTACATCCGTCCAGTTACTCTCATTTATCACGACGGCAACACCACCCACGGCAGCAATATCATCGAGATTCTTTTGCTGTAAAGCTGTTGGTGTGTTTTTCCCAGCCTTACATTCAATACCAAAAAACTTACCGTTGTAGCACCCAACAATGTCCGGTACACCACTCTTACCGTAGCCGCCTGTTGCGGGAAAGAAATAATACGCGCCGATCAACTTAAGCTGGTCGGTTACTTTGCGTTTGACTTTGGCCTCGGGGGTCATGCGTTCTCCTTGGGAACTGGTATCAAGTGTTGCAGAAATGGGATAAAAACGATTTTTTAAAATCTGCTGTATGAATTTTTTTCATGTACTTCTCTATGACTTGTTACACACAAATCATTCATCTTCTAGTTTTTGTTCGAGTAGCCCAAACAGCCTATCGATGTTCTGACTTATGCTCTCCAAACTACGCGACATGTTCTCCACCGCACGCACTAAGTTATCTGTCTGCTCATCGTTCATCATCTGCGCTCCACTCATTAAGTATTGCGGATTCATCCAAAATACAAGATATCTGGTACAACGCTTGGTGCATACCGAGAACACCCGACTTCCACTCCTTCATGTGTTCCTTGTCAGGAATCTTATCGTTAATTGCCCACAACGCTCTGGCAATAGATCGCATAGTAGATTCTAAGTTGTCTTCCCGTTCGTCATCCATCGTTCATCTCCAATCTCAGTAATAAGTTATCCATATCTTCGGTTAGTTGTTTATCGAACTCTTCACAAATAGCGTTGTACAATTCTTGCTGTTCTTTCTTTTCTTGTAACCGGCGTTCTTCCCGATATTTTTTAATCCTGCATTGTTCAACAATATACTCATTCACCTCCCTGATATGGCGGTTATAGAAAATGTATTGTTCCGGTGTAGTAGGTTCCTTACCCGTTAACATCTTATAACCAGCACGCACTTCTAACTCAGAACTAAACTCGAACGGGTCTTGGTACTGGTAGGGGGTATTATCTTCCTCTGGAAATTCAAACCAGTCATCGGGTAAATCATCGGATACATCATCGCTAAAGATATCTTCAAAGACCTCCTGTGCGTACATGTAAGAAAGGTCCAAATCACTGGCAGCCCTTAACCGACGACCCCTTTTGCCCTTATTGTGCCCAAAATAATTAGCAACCGCTGGTCCCTTTAATCGTATATCCAAAACGTACCCTCGTTAATACGTTGCCCTACGCCTTGTATAGGTGTGGTTGGTGGATCGCAAGAAGTCATCATCAGTAGGGCAACCTTCTCTTGCATCCACTGGGGTAACTTCTCCACCCCACTATACGATCCATCCACAACACTGTCAACACAATACATTCCAATACACTGTACTTTTATGGAATTTTCTCCACTCCCATCTAGTATCACACGGTACATTGGATCTCGTTGGGTATCACTGGTTGACATAGAACACTCCATTGTTCATGCGTATACCTACACCGTCCACATACTCATCTAGTTCGCACATCATTAACACAGACAACTTACCGGATAGATGTTCGGGCAATGTGTCAGAAGTGTAGCGATCTGCTGGTTCGTTAGAAACTTTATAGTCCCAAGTGTTATGTGCATTTTCAAGGAACGAAACATCAAACAACTGCTGGTCATTGAGCATGTATGCACGCACAAAAAACATGTGTACCGCAGGGGTCGATAACGCGTACTCGTCAAACTCATTGAGAAACGCCGTCACCTTGCTACTGAAATCGGCATCAACAAACTGATACCCACTGGCAACCATCGCACGTAGCTCGGCTTGCAGTTGTGGGTGCCTAGTAATCGCACCCTCTGCTTTGGTGACTTTCTCTCTATTCTCGTCGTTCACATTACGCACTTTACTTACAACGGGGTGAGCAAAATGATCGTTCAGTTCCTTGACGGTGTATGGTCGCAGGTGTGCCAACGCATTCTTCAGTGCACGCTTGGGGTTCGTGCTCATCAACGTGTGATGCTGAAAGCTGTAGCTACTGTACTTTTCGTTCGTGATGGTGTGAGAATATACCGCGATAGTCTTGTGCGTACCTTCTCCCTCAATACGGTAGTCACCGTATCCAATCCAACCCAGCGCATACAGGTCGTTCGGGAGATATACATACAAACTTTGTTCGTTACTACCGTACGGTGAGAACTTACATGTCGGTAACTTCTTTGCCAGTGCCTCAAGGAACGTAGCGAACGCACCCTCGCCTTCCCTTTTATGGTGGGCAATATAATCATTGATATTGGTCGGCGCTACAGACCCTGTTTCTACCGCTTCTAGTTCTGAAACTAACTTCCTGTGTATACCCATTATCGTCCTCCTACAGACTTAGTTTTAACATTGTTTAAACTGCCATTCCTACTGCCACACCCGCGATACCATAGTCAACAAGCACGCGCATGTTCTCCACGCTCATGGGTAACGTATCTTCATGGGGGTGTACCTGCGATCGATGCTTGGACGTTGTAACGCTGAACTTGTCTGCGTTTTCGTACCACACACCATTCTCGTAGACAAACAACGGCCAGTGATACCCGTAGCTGTACACTACGTAACGGCTGTATGGTTGGTCGCGCTTTGTCATCCATTGTCCGAACAAGTTACTACCTTGAAAGGACTCTTTATTCTGGACACGAGGGCGTGCCATTACATTTGTTACTTTAGGACTTCTCATACGTTTCCTCTCTTTATCCCTAAATTCAGCGCCATCCTTCTGTCGCTGGTACCTGACCCTAGCCTTATCCCAATCTTCATAAAGAACTCGCATTCTGCTTCTCCTTCCATCGTTTGATTATGTTAGCCACAGTCACGTCACTCACACCCACTACCCTGCTGATGCGTTTGTAACCATACCCTCGGTTATGTCGGTCAAGCACTACCTCTTCCAACTCCGCACGGGTAGCGTAGTTACCCTTAGTCAGGGGTCTACCGTTGAATAGCTTGGTCGATTGCGGGTGACGTTTCTCCGTCGTATACATTGTCTCAGTCATGTTCATCCTCATAACTTGTTTCTGTAAAGTAAATGGGCTTATTCACGTAAAGGCCCAAAGATATAAACCTCCTCATAACTTGTTGCTGTCAATGTGCACAGTCTTACCGCAGTCAGGCTTGGCTTGCTTGTTGTCGTACACCGCCCACAACACGGGGCATGTCCACGTACCCCAGTCGTACACGTACCCGTCGGTAAACACAATCACAGCTTGCGGATCGATCTTGTGCTCGGTCATGTACTCAGACACACAATTCACATCGGTACCACCGCCACCTGCTGGCTTGGTGCTTTGCACTAGGGTATCGGTTTCGGCATGGTCGTATGTCTCATCGGCACAGACCCGAGTGTCCCAATACAGTAGACGTATGCGCTCAGGTCGCACGTTGTCACACACTGCCTTGATCTCGGACAGGAACGTAGTCAACTCGCACTGACCGATAGACGCTGACGTATCGATAGCAATCACCAGCTCACCCACCTTCTCACTGATACCGCTGGGCATGTACACACCGGTAGACACAAAGCGGCGATTGGGTCGCGCCCATGTAGAAAAGTCCTTACCCGCACACGTTGTACTGATGAACTCACGCAACACATCACGCCAATCGATCTGCGGTTTGAGTAACTCCTCAAGGTCACGGGCACCACCACTGCCCAACTTACCGGCAACAAGTACACCCTGACGTATTGCTTCCTCGACCTCACGCTCAAGGTCACCCTTCTCCTCCTCGCTCAACTGCTCGGCACCGTCCCAGTCATGATCATCCATACCGTCACCGATCCCACTGCCATCATCACCCTCGGGGATAGAGTCGTATACCTGATGAAACACTTGGGCAGTATCCATGTCGCGGTACTGTGCATCGAGCAACCCAACCTTGGGCATCTTGATGAACCCTTCGCCATTGTCACCGTCAACCAACTGTATGTTGATAACATAGTCGCAGGCAACGTTGGCTACTTGTGGGTGCTTGTCATAAAGATGTTTCCACGTAGTCAAGTGCTGGTACATCTTGTGGTAACACTCGTGCAGTATCAGGAATCGCAACTCGGCATCGTTGAGTCCATCGACAAACGCTCGGCCATACATCTCGTCACGCCCATTGGTACACGCGGTTGGGACGGTATCATCTACCGTCCGGTCACCAATCATCAGCACGCTGGATAAACCCACGTACTTGTCATGCGCCATGATAGCCATGACAGCTTTTTGTAACCGCTGTTCGGCGGTCAACGTCTGGTTTAGAGCTAACATACCTCCTCCTTACTTGTCTGCTGTAAACAGATAGTTGTTGTCCATCGCCCACTTGGTGAACTTACTGTTCTGCATGACGATAGCTTGCTTGGCGTACTTCTTACCGCGTACACCGTTAGCGAACACACCCTGCGCTTCCTTGGATAGGCGCAACATGTACGTCATCCACTGGTCAACCCAGTCACGTTCGAGTGTCGATAACACCTTATACACAACCATCATCACAGCGCCCGCACTGGTAGGCACAAGTGCAGATTGGGGGTCGGACTTGATTGAATCGATTGATGGCAACTGATCGGCAAGTCTAGCGAACGCCATCATGTCACCCGCTGCTGACCCACCGATGGTGCCAATGAGTAAAGACGTTAGTGTCTTGTCATTGAACTGGTCGCGTACTTTCATCCAGTCACTGGCCGCTTCGAGTGATCGAGGTGTGACAAACGCCGTACGGGTAGACCGTGGGTGGAATATGTAGTCATTGTCCTCGGGATCTTGCACGTCGCGGAAGTCGGCAAACGCCTTGTCGTTGTTGCGGCACCACCCCAGCACTGTCGGGTCAACGTCGTTGTTGATACCCCACTCGATCCACTGCTCCCACGTCGGCTTGGTAGATTCGATCACCGTCAGGCGATTACAGGCATGTGCTGGTAACAAGTCACCGACACCCTCAGCACCGAGGTTAGTTGTGGCAAACACAATACTGTCAGGATGCAGGGTATAACTCCCGATCTTACGTTCGAGCATCATACGCAATAGCGCGAGCTTGACCGCTGGGTTGGACTTACCGAACTCATCAATCATCAGGATGATCGGCTTGTCATGGTGTGCACCCAACTCCTCATTGGTCAGGTATCGCACGAACCCACTGCCATCGTCCATGTGCATGATGTCAGGGATGGTGATATCACCAAGATCCTTGGTAGTGCAGTCGAAGTAACACGCGACGTGCTTGGGTAACTCTGCTGATAACATGTTTAACAGGGATGACTTACCCGTACCCATGTGACCCTGCACAAGTATGGTACGTTGATGACCACCGGCAATGATTGCTTGGGCGATCTCGTCTAGGTTTACCGCATACAGATTGGCTGATGTTGCCATGTTATGTCCTCCTTCATTGGACTGGTTGTTATCGTTAGTCGGTGGACTAACGTTGTTTTGGTTAACACGTT